ATAAATCCAACTTCTTATGGGTCAAGGTTAGACAAGTTTATAACAACCCACTTTGTCGCAGACCTAAAGCGATGCTTTGAGGAGAACTCCTATTCCAAAGATGGCGAGCAAGATAGCCAAATCTTAATTATTGTCAACGCCACCATTTATGAGGTTGGTGAAGATTATTCGTGGGCACATGACGAGTCTGGCCTTTATGCCATTGGTTCTGGCTCCTCTTATGCTTTGGGAGCAATGCATAGCGCTCTTGAAAATAGAAAGCGAACACTTGCTTCAGCAAAGACAGCAGTTAGACAAGCACTAACAATTTCATCTCGTCTAGACCCAAGTACTGCTGGTCCTTTCTTTGTAAACGTTCAACACTTCGGCTAATTTTCTTGTACGGGTTCTAAAAAATCCTGTACAATAAACCTATGAAGAAAAAGACGAGACTGCCAGAAGATGAAGTCCGTTTTTTATCAAACCTAAATGAAGACCTTCTCAAAGAAAGAATCAGAGCGCTTTGGGAAGCAGGTTGGTCTTTACTAGTTATTGCTAACTCTCTCAAACCATCTAAACCTAAATCAACAGTTCACTTCTGGGTTCAAAACACTGCCTCCGTTTCACAACGCAGACCAGTTCCACCAATCCCACCTAAGTCCTTGACTGTTACTGCACCGCTATCCTCTGCTCCAATTACTAGGTCTATATCTCCAGGTGTTCCACCAGAGGTAAAACCTCGTCTAAAGCAACTAGCAGACTTATCAAAACGCTACAGAGCAAAGACTCCCGCTGACAGTCCGTTTGCGGAAGCCAACCGAGAACTTACAGTAATTGCTACAGACCTTTACAATCGTGGCGTACCCGCTGCGGCTATCGCTGAGGCTGCTGGAGTTACCTACCGAGCAATGGCAAGGAGACTAAGCAATGCCTAGAACTTATAAAAACAATTCTGGTGTCTACGCAGAAGACCAGTTAGTTGTTGCTGTTTGGTTCAACGCCAAAAAATCAGGCTCTAGACCCAACGCAAGGCGTTTAGAGACCTTTACAACTGACTCCTCTCATCATCCGATTGCTTTCCCATTAGAAACTCTTCAAGAGAGTGACTCTTGGATGTACTGTCCTGTCGCTGAAGACTCTTTAGACCTTGACACAATGCTTGAACCAGGCCAAGCAACTAAAGACAAACCACTTTTAGTACCTCTACCACTTGCTAAGTCTTATTTGGGTTGGCAGAACTTCTACATCCCATCTGAATACACGGAGACTAAGTGAGAATACAGGCAGATGTCTTTCCAGCAGTTGCCACTTTGGCTGACCCAGGCTCTCTAGAGGATATAGATACGCTTTTACCTCGTGGTGGAGCCCCTAAAGGCTCACGCAAGGTTGATGCGTGCCGAATTACAGTTGTTGACGGGCTTTTGCTTATCGCTGTCGACTCTCCAACAGGTCCAAGACTTGTTTTCAAAGAAAAAATAGAGTCATACAGCAAAAAAGAAAGAATTCACAGAGTAAAAACAGAGACAGGCAAGTATGTAGCCTTCAGTAAGGACAACAACTGTGGTTGCGGGTCCAGACTTCGTACTTGGAACCCATATAAAAATATTTTGACCGTTCAAGGAGACCCTACAGAATGAGTCTAGTTGAGTTGGTCATTTACGGACTCGCTACCTACAGGCTTTCTCGGCTTGTGACCCGCGATGAACTGTTATCAGGCCCTAGAAACTGGCTATGGAAGAAATTTCCTCCTGAAAGGACGAAATTTGGATACTGGCTGACTTGTGTGTGGTGTACAAGTGTTTGGTCCGCCTCACTACTTGTAATATCCCGTATCATTATTCCTGAAACCACTTATGTAGTCGCAGTAGTTTTAGCACTCTCGGCTATTGCTGGTCTGTTAACTGCGTATGAAGACAAACAGTCTTGATACTCCGTGACAAGGACGAGGAGTTTTGCTTGTGAGCGTATTCAAACGCGAAAATGAATCAGAAGGTCAGGAAGTTACGCCTGTGCCTAAGAAAAAAGCCGCTTCTCGTAGTAAATCTAAGTCACCAAGAACAAATCGTTCACGTCAGTTAGTTATTCCACAAAAAACAAAACCTGTTACAGGTATCGCTTCTATTTTTACTAACTCAAGTCAAACAATTGCGCTTCCATATTCAACTCCACGAACTTTGACAGCAGCGGCTGCGCAAATGAAGGTCAATGACAAGGGAGAATTTGAGCAGTTTAAGTTACGTCGCTCCGCTGGTTCATCAGCATGGCAAGCAGAGGCTTGGGAGTATTACGACGCTATTGGCGAAATCAAATACGCTTTCAATCTTGTTGCATCTGTAGTTTCTCGTATTCGTATTTACTCTGCGATTGTAGAAAATCCATCAGAGACTCCTGTTTCTGTTCGCAGTGCTTCAACTATCGACCCTAAACTTGCTGCTGCTGCAGAACGAGCACTTGCTCGTCTTGACTCTGCATATGGCGGACAAGCAGGTCTTCTTCGTGACGCAGCGCTAAATCTTTCTGTTGCTGGTGAATGTTATTTAGTTCAGATTCCAGCAAAACGTGGAAGCAACATTCCAGAGTCTTGGGATATTCGCTCCGTTGATGAAATCATGGCAGATGCTCGTGGCGGATATAACGTTATTGGTCGTCGAGAGCAATCAGGTGGAAACACACGAGCAACAAATAAACTTGGCAACAATGCTTTCGTAGGACGTGTATGGCGTTCGCACCCACGCTATTCTGACGAAGCAGATTCATCACTTCGTGGACTTCTTGACCTTTGCGCTGAACTTCTTCTCCTCAACAGAACATTCCGTGCAACTGCACGCTCTCGCCTCAATGCGGGTGCGCTGTATTTGCCTGATGGACTTTCTGTTGCTGCACAAGGTGACCCAGATTATCCATATGACGAGGCAGATAGCGAACTAAATCCTGGTTTCACTGCTGAAGAGGCAGAAGATGAATTTGAAGACCAGTTGATTGACGCTATGACAACTCCGATTCGTGACGAAGAATCCGCATCAGCAGTTGTTCCACTTATCATTCGCGGTCCAGCAGAACTTGGTGACCGCATTAAACAATTCAAGTTCGAGCGCTCGTTCGACCCTGCTTTGGCTAGTCGTGCAGACCGTGTTCTTGAACGTATCCTTCAGGGTCTAGATGTTCCAAAGGATATAGTCACTGGTCTTGCTAATGTGAAATACTCGAACGCTCTACAAATTGACGAAGCACTCTACAAGGCTCACATTGAGCCATTGATGTTGCTTATTGCTGACGCTCTAACAATTGTTTACTTGCGTCCATATCTAATTGCGCAAGGCTATGCAGAGTCTGATGTAGACAAGATTGTTGTTTGGTATGACCCGTCAGCAGTTTCAACTCGCAACGACAGAGCAACAGATGCAGATGCTGGATATGACCGTGGTGTTATTTCTCAAGAGGCATGGCGTCGTGCTCACGGATTCTCACATGCAGATGCTCCTACTCCAAACGAAGTTGCTATTCGTATGTTGTATGAGAAGGGCGCTATTAGTCCAGAACTTACAGAGGCAATGCTTCAGACAGTTTCAGCAGAGTTTATGGAACAAGTTCGTGCTGTCGCTTCTGGAAGTTCTGCTGTACAACTTTCACCTGAAGACCAAGCAAAACTTGACGCTGCTCTAGGAAGAGCACCAGAAGCGGCTGAAGAAAGTCCAGAACAAAATGTCTAATGAATCTTTTGATATTTTAGTTTCTTCTGACCCGATAACTGCTGGCAGTGGTCCCTGCTGGGATGGCTACAAGCAAATTGGTTGGAAAATGAAGAATGGAAAGAAAGTTCCTAACTGCGTCCCATCAAATACATCTGTTGAAACTTCTGATGATGCAGAACTTGCTAAGAAAAGAAAAATTGCTCAAACACCTGCTCCAAAGAAAGATAGAGTTTACGGCTCTAACAAAAATAAAAAAGGTTCGGCTAGAGGAGCAAAGGAAGCACGCAAAGTAACTTTTTCTGCTTCAGTAGAAAAGTCTTTGAAAGAAAAAGTTTCTAAGCACAACGAAAAGGCTTCTCCAGGTCGTAAGGCTTCACTTGGAATGCTCAAGGCTGTTTATCGTCGTGGCGCGGGTGCGTTCTCTGTTTCGCATCGCCCTGGAATGAATCGCAACCAATGGGCTATGGGTCGCGTCAATGCTTTTCTTCGTTTGCTCAAGTCTGGCAAACCTTCTAACTCTGCTTATACAACTGACAATGATTTACTCCCAGCATCTCACCCGCGTTCTAGTAAAAAATCAAATTCAATTACAGCAGCAGGTCTTGTTCCAGAAGAGCAAGAGTTAGCCGCAGCCTTAGTTGAGATTGCTACAAAGTATGGAAAGTTTAACGAAGACGCTACAGGAATCTGGGCTGGCTACACTCCAGCAGCAGAAAATAAAGACCAAGAGATTGGCGTTCACTGTGCTAATTGCGTTCTTTATGCTGGCGGAGACCAATGCCAAATTATTTCACTTCCAGTAGAGCCGATGGGTGTTTGCCGATTTGCTGTTCTACCAGATGGAGTTATCAAAAAAGATTTTGGTCCAACAGAAGAAGAGTTACAAGAATACGCTTACGATAAAGAACTTACAGTTGAACTTCAAGATAAAGAAGATTACTTATATCCAGAAGACGCTATTCTTGCTATGGCAGAGTATTCAGGATTTGGTTATGAAGCAGAATCAGCAATCCGTGCTTCTTGGCTTCGTGGCGTAAGAAATGGTGATGACCCGTTCGTTCGTGCTTCGCTATTGGCTTCGCTTACATACGACAGCCTTGACGCAGATTTGTTACCAGAAATTGAGGAAGGTACACAAGAGTGAGCAGAATTCGCCGTCTAAGTTACGCCATCTCTGACAAGGGACGTCGTGCTGTACCAGCGCAACAGGCATCACGAATTAGAGAGTCTGTACTTTCTTTACTTGAACAAGTAAATCAAAGCGCTCAGGCTTCTCGCCGTATTACAAAGAAGGCTGCTTTTACTGTTGTACTTCGTTCACTTCAATCAACACGCAATTTGCCATTCTCACTTCGTGAGCATATGGCTCTCAAAGAACTTTCTCAATACATAAACCTTGCTCAAAGCAACAAGACAAACTCTCTTACTCTTTCTCACACAGACCTTCTCCCTGTCTCACATCCTCGCTCAACTCGTCAACACGCTCTTAGCGCTTCTGCGCTTCGTGAGGCTAGAGTTCGTTGGATTGTAAGTGATTCAAGAATTACAGACGACAAAGCACGAACAATTTTGGCATCTGCTCTTACCGCAGAGCAAAATTCAGTTGAACACACTTATTTCACAGCAATGCTTTCGGCACTTCCACAAGGAACAGTTCCAGGCGAAGTATTGATTGCTGCAATTGGTGATGGAAACTCTCCATTTGCTCGTTCGCTTCGTGCTCAATTACAGCGTCGTGACCGCAAGGGACGATTCGCTTATATGGGTGGTGGCATTCGCGCTCTTATTCGTCGTGGAAATAGAGTATTTAGTCTTGTTGGCAGAACTCTCATGGACGCTCCAGATGGAAAAGTTCTTATGGAACTTCCAGATGGTCGTATCGCAAAGATTGCTCCAGAGCGTGGTGAATATGTAAAGGCCGTTCTAAATCCTACAAAAGATGGATACAGCGCAAAACCAGTTCGTACTTCTGTAACAGATGATGTTGTTGATGAAGCAGATTTAGAGTTTGTTGATGGACCAGAAGGTTGGGTAAAAGAGGGTGGCTACACATGGAAGAATGGCGACTGGGTAGTTACTAAAGATGATTTTGGAAACTTCCGAGCAAGTAATGGAAAAAACAATGCTGAAGCAAGTTCTTGGGCGGACATTCTTGACCAAATTGATGAGATAGAAAAACCTTCTCAAGAAGGAGTAGCAAGACTTCCAGAAGAACCAAAAAAGTCAGAGAAGAAGCCTTTTGATTTTCAATATCCAGAAGGTGCTTTCAAATTAAAAAGAGGACAAGATTACGAGCCACAAGGTCGTGTTGAGTCCGATGCTCCTAGAGATTTTACAGATGACCCAGCAGAAATCGCTCAGAATTTTGACCCTAGAGATATTCGTGCTGCTTTAGAAGAAGCCGTACTTCCACAGGGTGAAAACGAAAATGCTTTCGGCTATGGAAAACTTGATTTTGAAGGCGGAGAAGGTCTTGTTGATGCTGGTGCTCTTTACAACGCACTTGGTGAAGCAGGAGAAGATGCTGATTTAGAGTTGGCAAGAATTTATGACAAAGCAAATGGAAATGATAATAACGAAAAGGCTTTACTTGATTCTCGCAAGGGAGAAGAACAAGTAGGTCAACCAACTCCAGATGTTGCCGAAGCATTTGAGCGTGTAACTAAAGAAGGAACACCAGATGTAGAACCAGCAGCAGAGGCTCCAGCATTTGAGGAAGAAAAGCGCGATACAACTCCGCTTCCTCCACTTTTAGAAGGTTTATCCGAAAATGAACTTGCTCGTTTTATGGAAAGCAAAGACCACACTCCACATCTTCCAAAGAATAAAGATATTGATATGCCAGAGGGTTACAACAAACTTAACCCGTCTCCTTTCAATAACTGGCGTGAAGTAAATGCTGACAATCCAGACCCTGTTCTTCCAGAAGGCTTTAGCGACAATCCCGTATTTCTTGCTCAAAATGTTTCTCAAGAAGATTTGAAGAAAGAACTTCGTCGTGCCATTGAACCAGGAAATGAAGCACCAGGATATGGCGCTGTAAAACTTCCAACAGAAGATGGCGAAGATTTTGTTGCCAATGTTCCAGGCGAGGCAATTCGTGATGCTCTACAACTTCAAGGTGTAGACACTGATGCAGAAATTCAAAAGATTGCTGATGAAGGCAAGAAGTCAGAGCCAACACCAAAAGAAGTAAAGGCAATGCTTGATGCTGAACCAGTAGAAGAAGCGCCAGAAGCAGAGCGTGGACAAAAACTTGATGTTAAGGCAATGCTCAAAGAAGAAGATGACCTTGCCGATAAATATGAATTAGAAGGCGACGGCATGCCTCGCGGTGATGCGCAAGGAATTGCTGAAGCAGATATGAAACGCAAGTATGGAAAAACAGCAACAGAAGCCCTGCTTGATTTAGACCCTAAAGAAGCAGCAAAGATTATTGAAGAAATTGAAAGAGAAATTAATGGAGAACTTGATGTTACTCCTAGAACTGTAGAAGTTAGAAAAGTAAATCCAGAACCAGCACCAGTAGATGATTTTGAGGCTGGCGCTTTGGAAGAAGTTCCAGATGGTCTTGCGCAAAATATCAAACCAGCAGACGTTGCTGTTGCTGACCCAATCAATCCTGACAAAGTTCCACCACAAAGGCTTGTTGCTAAAGTTTCTGACCTAAAGCCAGGAGATGTAACTGTTGGCGACCACTTTGTTATTACTGAGATTGGCGAAAAGGTTCCTGGAACTGACCGCGTAAAAATTAAAGGATATTACCCAGGACACGTTGAGCAAGATACAAAGCAGTGGAATGAATGGCGTGAGATTCCAGTAATTCGTGGACTAGAAGAACTTCCTGAAAAAGGAGACTTGCCAGTTCTATCTAAGCCAAAAGAAAAAGACTTTGGCCGCAGAAAGAAAAACCCAGATGGTTCATGGGGATTTGCTAATCCAGCAGACCAAGAAGCATTTGATGCTGCGATGGCAGATTACAACGTACAACTAGATGCTGCTAAGAAACGTTTTGTTGACCCGACAGAGCCAGCAAATCAACCTCATCGTGTAATTTCTCGTGCTGCTGATTTACAGCCAGGAGATGTCACAACTGACCCTAAAAAGGGCCACTTTGTTATTGAGCGAGTATTTACTGATAAAAATACTAAGCCAGGATTTGTTAGCGTTGAAGGATACTACCCAGGACACGTTACACAACGTAAGGAATGGAAAGTAGACACTCCTATTGACGTTATTCGTAATGTTGAGCCACCTGCTAAGGGAGATTTACCAGAGTTACATCAACCACATCAAATTGTTAATGGTAAGTGGCGTCCAGATAAAGACCCAGCAAAGCGTGCAGAGCATCAGAAGATGCTTGACGAGGCCGCTGCTCGTTGGCAAGCACCTGAAGGTCTTCCTGTTATTGACAACAAGGATAAAGTTGCAGAACCTGATAAAGATATTCCAGATGCTGTTGCTATTCGTCGTCCTACAGCGCCAAGACTCATCGAGGCACCAGCATTTCAAGGAGATATGGCTGGAATTGCTCGTGAAGCAAATGGAGATTGGAATAAGTTCCGCGATTTACTAAAAGACAAAGATTTAATCTTCTTTGACTTTGAAACAACAGGCGTACAAGCAGAAGATGGCAATGAACCATGGCAAGTTGCTGCTGTTCGTGTTAGAAATGGCGAAGTTGTTGATAGAGTCAACATTTTTATGAACCCAGGGCGTTCTATCAATGATACATATGCTGGACGTGATACCAATGGAGTTCCAAATGCTGTAGATGCTGATGGAAACAAACTTAGCGATGAATTTTTGGCTAAGCAACCAACTCAAGAAGAAGCAATGCGTCAATTTATGGAGTGGGCAGGACCAAACGCAATATTTGGCGCTCAGAACTTAGCCTTTGACGAAGAAATTGCTCGTCGTCTTGCTGATAGGCACGGCATTGAGTGGAATCCTGCTGGATTCATTGACACTTTGCCTATGGCTAAAGATATTTACAAAGACCAACCAAAAGAAAATCGTCCTAAGACTGAAAAAGGTCGTGAAAGTTACGCTTTAGGCAACCTTGCTAAGCATTTAGGTGTAAATCTAGAAAACTGGCATGCAGCAGATGCAGATGCTGAAGCAGCGGCTCAAATTTTCAATGCTTTGATTGATAAAGGTGTTGAACTTGATGCTGGTAAAGAT